TCGACATCAACGGGATTTGTGATTGCCGGAAGCGGAGGAGACAATACAGCCACTTCCACCAACCAGACGCGAATCACATTGGGTCCGAGCGATTATTTCGTGGCGGTAGCGACTGGTACGACGGTTGGTGGATTCAATCTGGGAGCGAAGGGCTTGACTAACACTAACGATACGTTTTCAGGCAACTACAGCGTTGAAATTTGGAAATAGTTGAAATCTGGAAATAAATGGAGTTCTCACTCTCCATAAAAAAAGTGGAAGTTCTCAATTATTCTTAAATTGAACGGTTCTCACTTCAGCAGAAGTGGAAGCAGTTCTCACTACTATGCCTAATGAAAGTGAAAAGGATGTATTGGATGAGGATATTGAACCCTCAAATGATACAACCGACTGGGAAGCACGCGCAAAAGAGCTGGAAAATAAAATTGGCCGCGCTCGTGATTCACGCAAATCCCAAAAAGATAAGTATGAGTCCGAGATTACGGGATTAAAAGCTCAACTTGAATTAAAAAACGTGCAACCAGAAACCAAACCAGACGACAAACTATTAGAACGCCTCGATAAAATGGCCTTGCAAGTAGTAGGCATTACCGAGGTGGATGAAGTGGAGCTTTTTAACAAGTGGAAGAAAGACACGGGTCGTGAGGCAGATGATATTGTGGGCAATTCAATCTTCAAGAAAGAACTTGAAGACTTGAAAATTGCCAAAGCAAATCAAAAAGCCACCTCTGATATTCAAGGAGGTACAGGCGAGTCAGGTGCGAAAAGCACTCCACAGTTTTGGATAGCAAAAGCAACAAAAGGAGCAGACGGGAAACCTATATTTCCCGAAGAAACTCCCAAAGAGCTTTATCCACAAATTGTGGCAGAACTCGGCAAGAACGAACCCGGTGCTTCTCATGGAAAATTAAGTTTCCACGACCAATAGGTCGTTAATAGCCATTTGTCTGGTATTGAAAACTAAATAGAATACAGAAATGGCTTAAATTAGGCCATGTAAAATCTCCTCTGATTGAGTTGGAACTCCGGAAGCGGACAACAATGCGGAAGGCGAAAGCCACCGTAAACGAGTAAGCGAGGAGACGCCATTCAAAAATTATTTGGCGATGCGGTACTCTGCTCTGCGACTATAACAAAAGAAATCGCAGAGGTTGGCAGAAATGACCAACCCCCCGAAAGGGAGTAACAAGAAGGAACACTATAACAGTAGAGACTCTTTTCGAGCGGGTAATGCAGAGACGGCTTGATGAACCCCAAAACTGGAGGGAAATGTGCAATGTAGAGATGACCAACACGGGAGTTATTTCTTCGAGCTATATTTCCACCACTGGAGGCTGGGCAGCCGCAGCCGCTCTTACCAGAGGCACATCGTTCAATCCAACCGATGTAGCACAGACCGCAGAGACTCTTGCAATTTCAACAGGCCGTCATGTTACGACCTACTTTGACTTTGCNGACCTTTTGCAGTCCCCGTGGACTACGGAGGAGCAAATCTACTCTCGGGCAGGCGCCCGATTGGGAGAATACATCGAGAACGCGGTTCTCGCGCGGTACGGAAGCTGGAGAGATATCGGCTTGGTTGCAGGTACGTGGACTGACAATAACTCTACCGCAGGAGCTGTTTCGGCTTCCAACGTAGACGACCTTGCTCGCCTTACGCGGCAAATCGTCAGGGAGCAAAACGGACAGGAGTTTCTCCAAACGAACGGCATTGGGATAGTTCTTGACCCGATTTCTTTTGCGTTTGTTGAGGCTTTTGCGCAGGCAAATGGATTCGAATCAGCAGACGCGGCTCTTAAAAAAGGCTTGCTCCGCAGGTTCATTATCTCGGCGTAACGTGGTATGTCTCGAATCAAAACACGGACGACCACGCGATGGGGGGCATCAGAAAAATCGAACGGCTTGGGATTCTCAAGGGAACTTTCGGCAAGATGCACAAGTTCCCCGGAGTCGGAGCTGACCCACAAAGCGGTGGCGGCGGCATCCAGTCAGGTATTGCGTACCACACCAGGGTGGACATTGGGCATTTGACCCCAACGGCACACAAGGAATTGGTATTCGATATTAATGATTCGAACAGCTAGCAGACAATAAACTTACTATTTAGTTAATAGTAATACCTAATTCAATTCTTGTGGGGATTAGGTGCGGGGAGCGCAATTTATAAACCCCGCACCGAGTTCCTTCAAGAAAATAAAAAATGACAACTAATTACGAGCTTTACGGTAATGTTATTCCCTGAAAACATATTTCGGTATATAGAACAAGAAGAAACAATCTACCAATCCCGCGAAATAGCCCTGGGAGAAAATTGGTTTTGGAATATGGCAAATCACCTATCCCTTTCTTTTCACATGAAATGGGGAAAGTATTTGAAGTCATCCAACGACCCCCAGGTTAAACAGCCCTACAACAACATCATTCTTCCGATTTTAGAGTTCAGATACTCCGCAGAAGACAGGGACGTAAAAGATATAATCTTTGAAACCGAAGACCCAGAACAACAGCATCTTTCGTTTCTTATCAAAAAGTACTGGGATGATGTGTTTACGATTGAAAACAATCTTGATGACTTCTTGGACGACGCTATTGAGGAGAAGGTTGATTACGGCGGGTGTCTTGTAAAAAAGGGCGCGGACGCGGTGCCGGAGGTGATACCTTTACAGACCATCGCGTTTTGCGACCAGACGGATATTTTGGGAGGCCCGATAGGATTCAAGTTCAATTACTCCCCCGAGGCCCTTAAATTAAAAGCCAAATGGGGATGGGGGGATATTAAAAGGGGTGCAGATATAACGATTGACGACCTTGTATTCCTTGCTGCACAAGAGAAAGACCCCGCAGATAACACAAATGTAGGAAACCAAAACAGAGTTACTGGAAAAAGCATAGAGGTCTATGTAGTCCGAGGGACATTACCTTCCGCGTATCTGAAAGGATTTGATATGGGCACCTTAGTAAATCAGGTTCAAGTAGTTGCTTTTTACTGGGATGAAAAGAACATGAAACAAGGTGTAACACTTTACAAAGCACCAGAAAAGGAAAGTGTCCTGAAATCCCACTCGCCTAAAAAGATTCGTGGCCGCGCGGTGGGCTGGGGAGGGGTTGAAGCGTTGCTTGACCCGCAGATATGGGCAAACTTTGCAGAGATCCATAAAAATAACCTCCTTAAATCATCCTCTAAATCGGTTATTTTCACAGACGATCCCGCTTATGCAAACCGCAATAAGATAAAAGACCTTGAAAATGATGAGGTAACCGTCATAGACCGTGAATCAAGATACGGACTGCGAAGGATAGAACCGCCTGCGGTAAATATCAAGCTATTTGAGCAAAGAGTTATTGAACTAGAGAACCACGCCCAAAAGCTCGCGGGAGTAACCGACCCGTTATTGGGTAAGTCGCCTGCGGCTGGCACTCCATTCCGTCTACAAGAACGAGTAATATTTGAAGGCAAAAAACCCCACGAACGAACCGCAGGAAAGTTTGATAAATTTTTAGAGGAAATAATCAACGATTGGGTGATTCCTCATATAGTGAGAAAAATTACCCAAGGCGCGGAGTTTCTTTCAACGCTTACCTCTGACCAAATGGAATATATTTTACAGCGCGTTCCCCGCAATCGAGCTGTGAAAAGGCAGTGGGAAGATGTTCTGGAAGGAAGGAATGTGGGAGATTTAGCTATATACGAAGCAGAAGAAAAACAAAAGTTATTACAGAGCGGTAATCAGCAGACCCTCAAAATTCTTAAAGATGAGTTCAAACAAGTTAAGTTTAAGGTGAAGGTAAGGGTCTCGTCAAAGACTAAAGACATGGCGCAGTTTACGGATAAACTGGTGAATGTTTTGAGGCAGTATTTATCAACCCCTCAAATGTTTCAAGACCCCGTAGCGAGAAAACTTTTTGACCAAATTATAGAAGCTTCTGGTTTGAATCCTGCCGATTATTTTGGGATGGGATTGCAGACACCAGAAGCCCCATTACCTGAATCTAGTACAAGACCGATAAATGAACTAACAAAAAGAGAAGTAATGGCTTAGGACTTAAAAAAGATAAATGTAAAAGACTAAAATGACGAAAGATTGCCTTATTTGTGGAAAAGAATTTAAAACTAAACCTAGCTATGTAAGAAATGGTGGGGGTAAATATTGTTCTCATGTATGTTATTCATCTTCCCTTATCGGCAAGATGACTTGGAGTAGGGGCAAAACATTCTCAACTGAATATCGAAAAATGTTGAGCGAATCTCATAGGGGGAAAATTCACTCCGGTTCTTTTAAAAGAGGACATGGAGGATTAAGAACCGAAGAAAGCTACATGAATCCGATATACAGAACGAAATTATCTAAACCAAAACCCTCAATGAGAGGACGATTTGTTGGAGAAAACGGGCCGGGTTGGAGGGGGGGAATTAGTTCAGAGAATAGAAAGATCCGAGGTTCAGCCGAGTATTTCGATTGGAGAAAGAGTGTTTTTGAACGAGACGACTATACCTGCC